AAGCTGACTCGGAATTAGATGCAATCAACCAGTATATGGAAAGATTGGAATCTCAAGAAGCTCAAGCTTTAAGTGTACTTAAAACTGCAAAAGAAGCTAGCGACGTTGACGCTGAGATTAAGGCAACTGATGTCTTAGCATCTGTGAAAGCAGAAAAGCTAGTGGCCAAACAATATAAGGCTAGAGCAGAAAAAGGTTTAGGAACAAATAAACCCGACAGTACTGCGAAGACGGAAACTAAAGCTAAACAAGCTACTCCACTTCCAGATCGCAAAGCATTAGCTTGGCAGAAAAGGAATAAGTGGTTTGGGGGCAACGATACTGGAGACAGGATCAAGACCCAAGCAGCATTAGTTATTCACAGAGAACTTCTTGAAGAAGGTATTAACCCACAAGAAGTAGCTGATGAATACTATAGCGAGCTAGACGCTAGATTAACCTCAGAGTTTCCAACTCTTAGAAAACAGACTGTTCGGAAAGTTCCAACAGTTGTAGGCGGAACGCGCTCCGCAACGGGAAAACGCAAAGTAACTTTGACAGGACCAGAAGTGGAAATGGCAAATAGACTAGGAGTTTCCTATCAAGATTATGCGCGAGAAAAAATGCGCCAAAATAAGGCGGGGAGCTAATATGACACAAGCAACTAAAACAAGCCGTACGACTAGAGCTTCGGCAACTCGAAAAAAGAGATCATTCGAGGCACCTTCTAAATTAGAAGCACCTCAAGCACCAGACGGAGTAGAATATTTATGGGTTCGTCACGAACTTCTAAATAATCCAGATGATGCAAATGTTCATGAACGTCTGCGCGAAGGATATGAAATCGTAACACCTGAGGAATTAGGTGAAAATTATATATCTGACGTAATGACAACTGGTAAGCACGCAGGTGCTGTACGTTCAGGTGATCTAATCTTGATGAAACAAGATTCAAATTACATGAAAGAAAAACGACAGTACTACGAACAACAAACAGCGAAAGCGGCTCAAGCATATGGGCAAGATTTAAAATCGCAAGCGCACTCAAGTATGCCAGTAGAGGATACATCCTCGACCTCCGTATCAGGAGGAGCGGCGAACAAAGCTAAGTTCCAAGACTAACACCGCGTTAGTTACTGATTGGGATTTAGTGTATAAGCAATAAGGAGAATTTATGGCTTATGGTTTATCACCCGTAAGACAATCCAATGGCGGAACAATCCGTCTAAATAACTGGGTTGACGGAAACGGGTACCAAGTTGCTGCTACTGCACCTTCAGCATATTTCGAAGGTGATACTTGTTCTTTATCAAGTGGTCTATTAGTAACTGACATCGGGAGTGGCGATTTAGGCGCTCTTGTTGGAGTCTTTTGGGGTGCTGAATATCAGGACAACAGTACAGGTGACGTACGATTTGTTAGATCAATCCCTGTGAGCACTGTAGCAAAATCCAATTTCAAAGCTTACGTTTATGACGATCCATCAACGATCTTCAAAATGGAAGCAGATCAAGCTGCGTCAGCATTGACGTTAGCAGATGTTGGGGCTAATGCACAGAACTTAACAGGTACTGGTTCAACAGTAACATATAAAGGTGGGTCTTCTTTAGATTCATCTACAGCAAGTAACACACAAAATGCAACACAACAAGCATACCCTTTCCAGATTTTAGGATCTGCGGAAGATGACTTGACGTACACTGCAGTTGGAACTCCAATGAATGTACTTGTTAAAATTAACACTCATTCGTGGGGTCGCTATGATGGCAACTTCCCGACTGCTTAATTGAAAGGTAGTATACAATGGCTATAACTAGAGGTCAGTTACTCAAGCAATTAGTACCGGGCTTGCACGCAATCTTTGGAACGGAATATAAACGTTACGAAGATGAAGCAGCGATTTTGTTTGAGAACGAAAAATCAAATAGAGCTTTTGAGGAAGAAGTACTCTTCCCAGGGTTCGGCGAAGCATCAGTAAAATTTGAAGGTCAAGGCGTAAATTACGCTAATACAGGTGAAGGTTGGGTAGCACGCTACACAAACGAAACTGTTGCAATGGCTTTCGCTATCACTGAAGAAGCTATGGAAGACAACTTATACGACAAGCTGTCTACCAGACTAACAAAAGCATTAGCTAGATCAATGGCTGCTGCTAAACAAACTAAAGGTGCGGCAGTGTACAATAACTCGTTTACGGGCGCTGCATTTGCAGGTGGTGACGGTGTTTCATTAATTAACGCTTTACACCCATTGCAAGACGGATCACAAACTGCTGGTAACAGAAAAGGAGCTAACACTCCTACAGTTCAAGCTGAGCTTTCAGAGACTTCTCTAGAGCAAGGTTTAATTGATGTTGCTGGATTTGTAGACGACAAGTCTATTCCGATTGCTGCACAAGCTAGAACTCTTCACATTCCAAGACAATTGGTATTTGTGGCTGAGAGACTAATGGCGTCTCCATACAGAGTTGGAACTGCAGACAATGATGTCAACGCAATCGTATCTAAGGGTATGGTAGCTGGTGGATATCATGTTAACCATAGATTTACTAACAGTAAATATTGGTGGTTAAGAACTGACGTTCCTAACGGTATGAAGCACTTCAGCAGAACTCCAATCGCAACTTCCATGGAAGGTGATTTTGAGACTGGTAACGTAAGATACAAATCCAGAGAAAGATACAGCTACGGCTGGTCTGACTGGAGAGGTGTATACGGATCTAATCCAGCCTAACGGCACAAGGGAGGGGGTAATTAAATTTGCCCCCTTTCTATACTAAACAACCTATTGACTGCGTAAGCAGACAGAAAAACAAGGAGTAAGACAATGGGAACAACTACATTTTCGGGACCGATTAAAGCGGGACCTATATCAAACACAACTGGTACTGACTTAGGTACTAATGTAAAAAATGTTGGGCAAGTAGTAATGGCTCAAACATTTTCAACTGGAACAGCTCTTTCAAGTGGCGCATCAACTGCTAACTCGACTGACGTTGTTATACCAGCTAATTCACAAATTATTGACATAGTACTTGATAAGCCTACAGCAATGGGCAGTGCTACATGTGTATTTAGTATTGGTGATACAGTTGGTGGAAACAAAACTTTCATCAATGATTATTCAATCACAACAGGTTCTGGGGCTGGAAGAGCATATCCAACAACTGAAGCTGGTGGCGCATTAGCATGGGCTGACGTTGGAACATCAGATGTAAAACTAACATGGACTAGTACTGGTGCTACCAATGCTGGTGAAGTTAGAGCTACTATTTTGTATCAACAAAATATTAACCTAGCATAATTTAATTAGGGGAGGCTTCGGTCTCCCCATTTATAAAGGAATGACAATGTTTCAAACAGATTCAAATGTAACCAATATAGCTACAGGCGCAACAACTACATCTGCTACTAGTGATGGTCAAGTAACTGCTGCACATCCACAAAGACTTTTAGGTCTTAGTTTAACTGCAGGAAGTGACACAGCTACTGCCGTTGTTCAAGATGCAAACTCTGCATCAGGTACAGTATTAGCAAGATTATCTGCAGTAGCAAATACAACTACTTCATTTAGTGCACCACAAAGTGGTGTTAAAGCAGCTACTAATTTATTTGTTACAGTAACAGGTACAGCATCTAACGCTTTAGTTTATTGGAATTAATATGTCAGATGTTTCTAAATATGATTTAGAGATACAAGAACTTAAAGGTGAAATAAAACTTTTAAGTGAACGTATATCTACTATCAAAGATAATCATCTGCATCATATAGAAGAAAAAATTAACAGCATTACAAAAGTAATGTATACAATTGGCTTTATGGTATTAGGTCAATTATTGTGGGTAGTAACTCGCGCACTAATGTAAGGGGGCAACTTGGCTAGTTCAGGTACAAGAACATTTAATCTGCAGATTGCAGATGTAATACAAGAAGCTTATGAGCGATTAGGAGTAAGTTCTAAAGGTGGTTATGATTTAATCACTGCTAGACGTTCTCTTAATTTATTAATGATTAAGTGGATTAACCAAGGCGTTAATCTATTCACATTACATTTACATAAAGTAGCAGTAAATTCATTTAACAACACAACTTATCCTACATTCAGTTTATCAGCTAATGGGTATTCAGATATCTTAACGGCAGCTTGTCGTGATACTGATGCAACTCCAGATCAAGATATTGAGATGGAAAGAATTAGTTATTCTGATTGGCTTTCTTACCCTAACAAATATTCCACAGGTACTCCACTTAAATTCGCAGTAGATAGAAATGCTGAGTTTACATCTAGTGGTGTAGCAGATCATACAGTTTACTTATGGCCTGGGCCAAGTGAAGACAGTAGATTTGAAATAGTAATGTGGGCTATTAAATATGGACAAGACATAGGAGATAATTACGCACAAAATGCAGCTGTACCAAAAAGAATGCTACCAGCATTGATTAGTGGTTTAACAGTTGAACTAGCAAACAAACATCCAAAGTTAGTAGATATTCCTAGAAGACAAGAGTTAACTCAAATGTATGAAAGAGAATGGGAATTGGCTAGAGAAGAAGATAGAGAACGTGCAAGTTTTTATGTGACGCCTAAGGTTCGTGGATATGCGTAATGGGCAAATACGCGAGGGGTAAACACGCAGTATTAATCGACGACCGATCAGGTTTTAAGATTAGATACAAAGACGCTCGAACAGAGTGGACAGGATTTAGAGTATACAAGGGTGACTGGGAACCTAAACAACCTCAGTTAGATCCTGAAATGTATATTCAAGGGGGAGACCCTAGTGTTTTATATAAACCTAGACCTCCTCAAAGTACATCG